CGCAAAGGTAAGTCGTCTTTTATCTTTGATGATAAAGGTTTTAGGATTGGTACCGAGGTTAAAGCGAAGATTCAGAAGTCTCGTTTCGGAACTCAAGGTCGTCAATGTAATTTTAAGATTTTGTGGGCTGGAGATGAAGTAAAAATTATGGATAAGGAAAGTTGGTTTGAAGCCGTTAAGTCGTCTGATAAACTAACAAATGCTGGAGCATGGTTCACTCTACATCACGAAGATGGATCAAAAGATAAGTTCCAGTCAAAGCAGTGGATAAATAAATTACAAGAAGAGAAGTTTTACAACAGAGTCATTGAATTGTTGGAAGATGAAGTAGTAATGAAGTTTGATAAAAGAATTGGAGACTCAAGCGACTTCTATGAAGATACAGAGAAAAAGAAATAAAAGAAACCCTGCTGAGGTCAGGCATAGACAAAGTGCTTGACTTCTCCTCCAACCCCTGCTAGAATATTATTTCTAGCAGGGGTTTTTTTATGGAAAGAATTATGATCGTAGACATGTTAAACATGTACTACAGAGCCTACATCGTTGATCCTTCGTTGTCTTCAAACGGACAACCAATCGGAGGAATCAAAGGCTCTTTAAAAATTTTACAAAAGTTATGTAGAGAGATTAGACCAACACAGGTCTATATTTGTTGGGATGGTCGTGAAGGCTCATCCAAGCGGAGGAAGATTAATAAAGGGTATAAGGAAGGGCGAAAGCCTATCCGGCTGAACCGAAGTGTTAAGAACATGACAGAGAAGCAAGAAGCACAGAATAAAATCTGGCAGATGATTAGGCTCGCTGAATACTTTAATCAGTTACCACTTTGCCAAATCAACATTGACTACTCTGAAGCCGATGATATTATCGGAGCTTTAGTTAAGAGGTTCAAGGATAAAGAGAAAGTGATCGTATCAAGCGATAAAGACTACTTCCAACTATTGGATGAATCAACACTTCTGCTTCGTCCAACACAGAAACAGATCTTAAATAAGAATAATATTTTAGAAGAGTACAATATTCACCCATCAAACTTCGCACTTGCGAGGGCTATCGTCGGAGATAAGAGTGATAATCTCCCCGGTGTAAGAGGTATTGGACTCAAGACAGTAGCGAAAAGAATGCCTTTTTTGAAGGATAAAGAAGATTGCCTCTTGAAAGATATCTTTGAATCTGCTATAGTAGAAGACCGATTTTGGGAAAAGATAACAGAGCACAAAAGTTTGATTGAAGAAAACTATAAAGTTATGAATCTGGGAACTGTCTTTCTATCTCCTCAGAATACAAGGGTGATTAAAGAGTCGGTAGAGAACTACCCACTAGAGTTCGCTCGCACTGAGTTTATTAAAATGATGATGCAAGACGGATTTGCTGAATTAAACTGGGATGATTTGTATTCATCCATGAACCGTATAAGGATTGCTAATGCTAAATAAAGATTTTTCAAAGTTTGGAAAACATTTCCAAGAGAACTTGGTACAGATTATGTTCGAAGACAGAGCTTTCTGCGATCAAGTTGGAGAGGTCTTTAAAGCAGAGTTCTTAGAACAGAAGTATCTTCAGCAGTTTGTTGATAGGTTGTTTGGTTACAAGGCACAATACAAGACACACCCGTCTTCACAGGCTTTTTCAACAATCTTGCGAACAGAACTGGATGAATCTAATCCAATCTTAGTTAAGCAAGTCCGTGATTTCTTTGCTAGGATTCAAGCAAACCCCGCTGTAAATGACGAAGAATATGTTAAGCACACATCATTAGACTTTTGTCGCAAGCAAAAGCTAAAAGAAGCTCTAATGAAGTCTGCGAACTTACTTCAAAAGGCTAGCTTTGATGAGATATCAGTTCTCATTAATGAGGCTTTAAAGTTAGGTTCAGACAATTCTTATGGGTACGATTACAAACTTGATTTTGAGAAAAGGTTTGTACTAACACACAGAGATCCAGTTTCAACAGGCTGGGATCTAATCGACAAGATTAGCAAAGGCGGTTTAGGAGCAGGTGAGTTGGGTGTTGTTATTGCTCCAACTGGAGCAGGCAAGTCAATGGCTCTTGTCCACTTGGGCACACGAGCTTTAGTTGAAGGCAAGACAGTAGTCCACTTCACACTAGAGTTAGGTGATACTGTTGTCGCAGGTCGTTATGATTCTTGTTTAACAGGGATTCACCTAAAAGATCTTTATCATCGTAAGGACGATATCTACGATGAGGTAAAAGATGTTAAGGGCAATGTGATTGTAAAAGAGTATCCAACTAAGTCAGCCTCTGTCTTAACATTGAGGAACCATCTTAGTAAGTTACAGAACCGTGGGATTGAGATTGGAACAATCATTGTAGACTATGCCGACCTTTTGAAACCAACTGGAAACAATTATAATGAAAAAAGAATTGAGTTAGAGACGATTTATGAGAACTTGAGAGGGCTTTCTCAAGAGTTTAAATGCCCTATTTGGACTGCCTCACAAACAAATCGTGGAGGGTTAAATGCGGAAGTTATTACAATGGAAAGTATTTCTGAAGCATTCAACAAATGTTTTGTCGCAGACTTCATATTTACTCTATCTCGGACAATCGAGGACAAGAATGTTAACGCGGCTAGAATGTTCGTAGCAAAAAATAGAAATGGACCAGACGGACTTGTTTATCCAATGAAGATGGACACATCCAATGTTTTATTGGAAGTCTTAGAGCCGGATGGTAATTCCATTACAGATATTAATAAAGAAGCTGCTAAGAATCAAAAGCAAAAATTAGCCGATATTTACAAGAAATTTAAAAAGGAGAACAAATAATGCAAAGAGCGTCAGAAATTCTGTCAGATATCACCGTACACATGAAGTACGCAAAGTATAATCCTGAGAAGGAACGTAGGGAAAATTGGGTAGAACTTTGTACTCGTAATATGAATATGCATATTAAGAAATACCCAGAGTTGAAGAAAGAAATCAAAGAAGTGTATGACAACTATGTCATACCAAAGAAGGTTTTACCTTCTATGCGCTCAATGCAATTCGCCGGCAAACCAATTGAGGTTGCCCCAAACCGCGTATACAATTGTGCTTACATGCCGATCGATCACGCTGATGCTTTTTCTGAATGTATGTTCCTTTTATTGGGTGGTACAGGTGTAGGGTTCTCCGTTCAACAACATCATGTTGAAAAACTACCAGAGATCCGTAAACCAAATATGAAAAGAACAAGGCGCTTTTTGATATCAGATTCAATCGAAGGGTGGGCTGACGCAGTAAAAGCTCTCGTTCACTCATACTTTAAGGGAACCTCTAGGTTACGATTTGATTTTAGCGATATTAGACCTAAAGGCGCTAGACTTGTAACTACTGGCGGTAAGGCACCGGGACCACAACCACTTCGCGAATGTTTAGTAAAAGTTGAAGGTGTGTTGAGTGAAAAAGAAGACGGCGATAAATTAGAACCAATCGAGGTTCATGATATGATTTGTTATATTGCCGACGCAGTTTTGGCTGGCGGTATTCGTAGAGCCGCACTTATCTCTTTGTTTTCAGCAGACGATGACGAGATGATTTCCTCAAAGACCGGTAGTTGGTGGGAAGCCAACCCGCAACGAGGTCGAGCCAACAACTCAGCAGTAATTCTACGACACAAAGTTGATAAAGAATACTTTATGAAACTCTGGGAGCGTATTAAGAAGTCAGGTTCAGGTGAGCCGGGAATTTACTTATCAAATGATAAAGATTGGGGAACGAATCCTTGTTGCGAGATTGCTCTTAGACCGTACCAGTTTTGTAATTTAACTGAGGTAAATGCTTCAGATTTAGATGATCAGGAAGAGTACGAGGCGAGAGTTAAAGCGGCAGCATTTCTAGGCACCCTACAAGCCGGATACACGGACTTTCATTACTTACGCGATGTATGGCGTAGAAATACCGAGAAAGACGCTCTAATCGGCGTCTCAATGACAGGAATTGGATCTGGTAAAGTATTAGAATTAGACATGGAATCAGGTGCCAAAGCCGTAAAAGAAGAAAATGCGAGAGTCGCAGAACTTATTGGTATCCGAGCAGCAGCCAGAACAACATGTGTTAAGCCAGCAGGTACAACGTCTTTGACTCTTGGTACCTCTTCTGGTATTCATGCTTGGCATAATGATTATTACATTCGCCGTTTGAGAGTCGGGAAGAATGAAGCAATTTATAATTACTTATCATTAATCCATCCAGAGTTGGTTGAAGACGAATTCTTTAGACCCCACGATACTGCTGTTATTTCAGTACCACAAAAGGCACCAGACGGAGCGATTTACAGAACAGAATCAGCAATGTCCATGCTTAAGCGAGTTGCTAGAGTTTCAAAAGAGTGGGTCCGCAAAGGTCATAGAAAAGGTCAGAACACTCATAATGTATCGGCAACAGTAAGCATTCGTGAATCAGAATGGGAAGATGTTGGTGAATGGATGTGGGAAAACCGCGATGTTTATAATGGCTTAAGTGTCCTTCCATATGATGGTGGAAACTATCAGCAAGCACCTTTTGAGGATTGTTCTAAAGAGACTTATGATGTAATGCTTCAGTCATTAACAGAAGTAGATCTTAATAATGTTTTAGAGACTGATGACAACACAGATCTTTCTGGTGAGTTAGCTTGTGCTGGTGGGGCATGTGAAGTGGTTTAATGTAAGTTTAAACACTAATTATATGAAATAGGGGTTCCTAAAATGTCAGACAAGATGAATGTTAATACAGCCGTTGAGTTCGTAGAACTCAAGGGACAGCTTCAAAGAATCGAGGATGCCATTATGACCATTAAAGAGAAGAACGAAGAAATGGCAGATGACATCACTAAGATAAAAGAAGCAATTTACAATCCAGATCAAGGTATTTATTCTCGTTTAAAAGAGCTAGAGGCTTGGAAGTCTAGTGTGACCAGAGTCCTCTGGCTCTTGGCGACTGGAGCATTAGGTTCATTTGGTGTCGCACTTTGGGAAATCCTCAAAAAAACATAAGGTGTAAAAATGTTATTGAAAAATGGCTCATCTGGTCATCAGGTGATTGAACTTCAAGAAGGTCTTGAAGCTTTAGGTTATGAATTAGGCAATTGTGATGGAGCCTTTGGTCCAGCAACCGATAAAGCTGTGAAGGCTTTCCAAGAAGCTCAAGGTCTAAAAGCAGACGGCAAAGCCGGTCAAATGACAATCACGATTCTAAATAAGCTTTTAAAAGAAAAAGGTCACGATTTAGTCGGTGAAGATGAGCAGAACGAACTTGAGGAGCTACCACCAACAGAGAAGTTATCATGGGTTAAGTGCCCAGCAGATAAGTTCCCCGGTAGAGCAGGCTACACTCGTGTGACACTTCGTTCAGATGCCGCAGAAGCTTACAACGAACTTTACAATGAAGTGAAGGAACTTGGTGGTTATTTGACATCAGCAGGCGGTAGAAGAGGTTTAGCTTCTAAATCAGGTGCGTCTCGTTCTAAAAAGTCAATGCACTATGTAGGTTTGGCATTTGATATGGCACTCCCAACAGGCATGTACAAACCAGAAGAAGATCCTTATGTTATTGAAGACATTGGTGATAGACGATGGAGAGTGTGGATGCGCTGTGATAACGGCGAAGAGATGGAGTTAGAAGGAACTTATGTAACTCGCGCAGGTAGAAAGACAAAGCTTAATACCAAAAAAGTTACAGGTAAGTTTGTTGATTTCACAGCCTTGGCATTAAAG